CGCGAAGTCGCTATATCGAGACATTCTGTCATATGATCCATACGCAGACAGAGTGCTGCTGTAGACATCGCTATGCGATCGCTTAAAGATCTCTAGAGACGATGTGTAGGAAGAAGACTTGTTGTCAACAGGCCTAATCTTTCTTTTGACAACAGGTCCGGACCGAAAAAGTTTTGTAAGGCGCGTAAATAGGCTTTTCTCTTTTTTCATTCGACACTACCACCTTCGACTCATGTTAAGGCTATAATACACAGTGTGTCGCTGTTCATAAATAGACTCAAAGGAGCCACTTAAAATCATTAATGTCGCTCTTTTTTTCCGAATTATCTTTAACGCGCTCAGCGTAAAAAGGAACAAAAGGATTGTTTAGGTGTCCCGCGTAAGGATTTTTTGGAACATCCTTGCTAACATTTACGCCAAACCCCTGCAGCATTGACTTGTTAATATCGTAAGACGTCTTGCTGTTGACGGGTGACGTCTCATAGATCCAGACACCAATAGCTAGCGACATAATAAGATCATCGTTGAAGCCTTTGTGAGCCTGCGCCTTACTTCCGTTCCAGACAAAAGTTTTTGCCTCCTCGTACAGACGAGACGAATATGTTAGAATCTCTCTATTTCTAATTACCTGTTCAAGCTTTGTCAATATCTGATTTCTAGAATTGGTCTGAGTAGAAAACCCAATCTTTGAAATTTCAACTTCGCCGCCGTAGAGTGCATTGTACTTGTCTTTTTCATTCCTAAAATACAAGTTTTTATAGCCTATCTCTCGAAGCTTCATAATGACAGCATAGCCGAAGGTATTGTTCTCTGGGCAAATTAGAGCGTTATTGTATCGTTTGCCTGCCTCTGCAAGGACGAGCGCAAACTGATCTGGCGGAGCGCGGCCCTTAAACTCGCAGACGATCTCAGAGTCGCCTGTGTCAATTACATGGAAGGCACTGCAGTCATTGGCGTCGCCTCGCGAGACGTCTGCCGAGATAATGTAGTTGTGCGACGAAAGTGCATATTTCCACGTCCAGGCATCCATTTCAGGCCCCCAGCGTTCAATAGGCTTTCGAATATTGGCACCGAGCCACTCAATATCATTGATGTTGAGGACTGTGTCGCCTGATGCCGCAAAATCGCAAAGGAGCTCCTGCGCTATCTGTTTTTTGCTAAGGTTCTTGCACTCGTTTTCAAACCAAGTATTGTCCCTGTCAGGATGTACATTCCAGGGTAACTTTACAGAATTAAATTCGTTTCTACCACCGGCAGCGTTGACCCACAGCTCATGGTACTGTCCGCCGACACCGTTAGGCGTCGACAGAATAATTGCGCGACCACCTGTTGACAGTGTAGGGTATAAACCTGTAAAGATTTCATCAAAGTTTCGAATAAACGCAGCCTCATCAATGATGAGAAGAGACAGCGATTCTGAACGTCCTGCGTCGTCTGAGGTGGGGACTGCCTTGATCGACGAACCATTGCTAAATTCGAGAGCCTGCTTGTTATCGCCAACAATCTCCGGGAGCAAAAGCCACTTGGGCATATTGCGGACACAAACCTTAATCTTCTTAATGAAGTTCTGTGCGACAGAAAGTTTTGTCGCAATAACGAGGATGTTCTTCTCCTTGAAGAAGACAGCCATCCAGACAGCATATGCCGCGACAAGAGTCGAGAGACCAAGCTGCCTCGACTTTAAAATAATATTGAAGCGGTGGTCGTTGAAGGACTGAACACATTCGTCCTGAAACTTATACGTCCTGAATGGTATGAGTCCTCGAGTTGGATGCTGAATCTTTAGGTACTTGTTCATGAAGTACGCCGGCTCTTTGCCGCAGCGTATTATTTCTTGAACTTGTGCCGACTTTGACGTGAGCGACATTGCTTAGCTCGCTATGCTAAATTTAAAGACTCTTCGGTAGTAAGCAGACTTACGCTGCGCCTGCATTGTGCTAGGCAAAAACTCAACATTGTCTTCAGCGAAAATTTCTTTGATCTTGAGGTTCTTGCCAGTAACTTCACGAAAGTGTGCCTTAAGCGTCTTGAGACGCTCATTGACTAATTGAGCTGCCTCGTTGTTTGCTCGATTTGTCTGCTCACGAATCGTGTGCGAACGCATGCCTCGATCGGCCGCAACGAAGTGAAATATTGTCTGGAATCGAAGTGTGAGCTCTTGGCCGCCGTCGGGGCCTGAGCCAAAAGACGCAGTAATCGACTTGGTGCCGCTAGGAGACGAAGATCTGCCAAATGTCGTGTTAAGAATTGTGCTTAAAACCTCTAAGTCACTCTGCATAAAATCTCCTAAGATTGCTAGATCAATAAATATGTAGGTTGTTGCCGCAGTTTAATTTTATAATTGTTCAGCTGTTCGCCTTCAGGTCGCCAACCTGCCTGCCACGCTTCAGAATTTGGCTCCGCCCACATCATTTTGCACTCAGCGCAGCACATATGCGTCCTGTATGCATTTGCATCGTTAGCATCTCTCATCGTAAGCTCACAAACAGGGCAGTCAAGAGGCACATGGCCACTGCACTCATCAAGTGTGACGCAAACATCAAATCTTGTCTTAAAGGTTTTTGTCATAGACAATTCTAGAGTCCATGTTGTGATGTGTAATATCCAAAACATTGTCAACCGCATCTTTGACTGCATCGACGTGCGAAATAACCAAGATGTTTCGAAACCACTTCTTGAAGGAAGAAAGCAAACGGTTGCATGCCTCGACGTTTGTCTCGTCGAGGGCACCAAAGCCTTCATCAATAATTAGCAGGTCCGCTCGAGGGAGGGAGGAAATATTGATGAGAGCTACTCGAATCGCCATGGAGGCCATCATTTTTTCCATTCCAGAGCCACACTCGATGACTCTGCGAGAATCACCGTAATTTATATAAATCTCCATGTCATTGGAACCTGGTGTCGACTCAAGCTCAACCGTGAAACCCGCGACGCCTTGAAGAATCTTAGAGATTTCGAGGTTGATAAGTGGCAGCTGCGTCGACATAATCTTGAGAGGAATGCCCCTATGAGAGACTGCCTCGAGGAAGAGATCGTAAGCTCGCCACTGAACAATGAGATCATTGTAGCGCGCGCGCTCCGTGTCAAATCGAACAAGATCTGACTCGGACTGTCCTATCTGCTCAGAGACTTTGAGCCGCTGTGCGTCAAAATTATTCATCTCATCTGTCAGGCGCTGTATTTCTCTCCTGATACTGTTAATGTTGTCGGCAGCTTCTGAAGATGCAACATTAAGCTTCATTGTTGTCAATCTACGATGAGCGTCTTCGAGGGCGGACCCCATCGACTTTACTTCTTGGCGCCGCGTCTGCAGGTTAAGACTCAGCTTTCCAAGCTGAATTTGCATCTCGGTCTCTTTTTTTAAGACTTCATCGTATTTCTCGAGTCTCGCAGTGAGATCTTCAGCTTGCAGTACTGCGAGTGACTTTTTTGAAGCCTTAAGCTTCTCTAGGGCGTCCTCGACATGCCGAAGTTGATCCGGAATCATCTTCTTGTTCTTGTGGGAGTCTTTGATAAATTTGCAAGTTGGAAAACTGTCACCGCACGGCACTTCATCGAGAAGCTTAGTCGACTTCTCAAATGCCTTGAGCTTCTGCTTCTCATTTTCGTGAGAGTGTGACAGCGATACAATGAGCCGCTCTAAATCCTGCTGCGCAGAGAGGCGATCTCGAAGATCCTTAATTGGAAAATTACTCTTGATCTCCGCGATCGAGGCAATCTTTGACTCAATTTTCTCAATCTGGCCCTGCAGTTCTTCGATGCTGTCACTGTGAAGACTTATCGACGCGCTCAGCCCAGAAATAAGTCGATCCTGAGCGTCAACATCTGCCTGTGTCACGACATTCTTGTTGTCGCTCGACGCATGCTGCATCTTTATGTCGTCTAAGTGATTGCGGAGATCCAGTATTTTCGTCTCAAGACTAGACCTTGCCTCTAGCAGCTCTTCCTTGCGGCGCCTACAGCCCTCTATGAGTGCGTCCCAATTGCGGTCCGGTATGTCGGATAATTTTGCCTTAATTGCGCTAGCATCTTCTTTTGCAGCAGAATGCATGTCGTCAAAAATCTCAAGATCTAGAAATTTTGTCAAAATAGACTTGCGCTGAGTTGCCTTGTTGGAGATGAAATTATTCATGCTCCCCTGGGCGGCAAGCGAAGTCAGCAAGAAGTCCTCAGCTGTTCCAACAATTGTCCGCAGGAGTGTATCTGTCTCGCGGCGCTGCTCTCCATTCAAATCTTTGATGCAATTTCCATCATTGTCGACCTGGTAGAGGTTGACATGAGTCAGAGCACTCTCGTCGCCTGCCTTGTTTGACTTTTTGACAGACTGGCGCTCAACAACGTAATTCTTGCCATCTGCACTGAGTGTCAACTTGGACTGGCAATGTCCCTTTCTAGAGTTAATAACATGCAAGTTGCTCATCGGGCCACGATCTGTCGTGTTAAACAGAGTATACATAAGTGTCCCAGGAATCGACGATTTTCCGGCTCGATTGCGTCCAAAAAGTCCGGTGACGCCGTTGAGATCGTCAAAATTTATGACATTGCCCTTGCCGTAGGCAAACATATTGTCGAACTCAAGCTTCTTAATCGACCACTTAATGTTACGCGTAGTGTCTGCCTTAGAAGCCATCTGCGTGTATCGCTGGACTAGGGCATCGATTCGATTCTTTTCTTCGTCACTAATTTTAACTTCCTTATAGAAGTCTCGCATGAGTCCAATCTGCGTATTGACGTCTCTAAGATCTTGAACGCGCAAATCGCCGCGCTCGGTCTTAAACACAGATGAGTCGACCTGCATGTCGTTCTTGAACACGATCTCCGTCGCGCGCTTTAGGTCCTTGAGAGAATTGTGAAGAATTTTAATCTCTGCCTGCGTAATTGGTGCCAGAGTCCTAATTCTAAATCGAGCCTGGTCAGGGTACCGCTTAGATTGTACCAGCGTCGCCTCTGTGTCTCCAGACCAATCGACCGTGATAAATGGGCACGCGTTCTGGAGCTCATAAAAATTGACGTCAAAATCTTCAGGCGACCGAATATCCCAAAAAAGAAAGCCCTTTGTTGCAGACTCACCGTAATTTTGCTGAATTAGCGACCCTGGGTATGCAATCGTCCGTTTCTCGTTAAGAAACTGAAACTTATGAATGTCGCCCAGCATCGCAAAGTCATAGTCTTTAAAGAAGTCAACGTCGACCTCGTCTTCGACTGCCCAGTCCAGATCAGAAAGCGACCCTCTGACAGAGCCATGGAACGTGGCAATATTTGTCTCACCTGGGACAGGGCTGACGTTTTTCCAGCCCTCAACATCGAAGCACGAAAAAACACACCAGTTGAAGCCGTCGACGCCCGTCGGATAGGTTCCTGACTCCTTGTACAGAAAAATATTGTCATTATTGAGTGCCTTAATGATAGGCGAGATTGCATCCTGCCGATCCTTGTTCATCAAGAGACCGTCGTGATTGCCGAGCACGACATGCACAGGGCAGATATCTGCCAGACTGGTAAACCACCAGTTGAGGCAGTCGATAAGCTCAGGAGAGATGCCCTGCGTCTTCGAGTGAACAATGTCACCTCCGATAAAAATAACATCGGGCTTGAGGTCTCGAGCCTTGACGATCAGGTTTTTAAATGCATTCGTATACTCATCGTGACGTGTAAGGCCACGCCAATGAATATCGCTCATGTGAAGACAGCGAAGACTCATCTTTACTCCTGATTAAATAATTGATCCGCTCTTAATCGATGCAATCATCGTATAGAGCTGTGAGTCCGTGGTCCAGGCCTGCGCAGACCTTCGAATAGACGCAAATTCATCATGCGTCATGTCGCCGACGTCTCTGCCGATTGGAATCGATGCCATCTTGACCGAGACACCGTACGCTGCAAGACTGGCGGCAATCTTGTGCGATTTCTGTATTACATCTGGGTCAAGAGCCAGGACAACGGGCGTCTGATTTCTCACTATCTGCCTAAAAAGCCTGGACTCCCTGGATAGCTGTGACCCGAGAAGACATGTAGAATTCTCGTTGCACTTCATTAAGTCGAAAGGGCCTTCGACCAGAGCAAGCTCCTTCGACCAGTCGATGTTAATTTCATTGAAAATAGTTTTTGTCTTCTGAACTGGAGCGTTTAAGTACTTCATCCTCTGCACCTTGTCAATCGATCGTGCAGAATAGAAATTAATGACACCCGAGCCATCGAACGAGGGAATAATCACACGACGACGAAACCTCGACTCCGTGCTTGTGCCCAGCTTAAAGTGCCAAATGTCTCTCGTTCGAAGTCCTCGTGCGTAGCAGTAATTGAGTGCAGCACGGGTA